TACCAGTGACTTTCACATCTTTCGTCTTCACAGGATTGTCCTCCGCAGAGGGTCGAGGGACTAGTTGTTGCTAGTTGTCGATTAAATTTAAGTATAAGTAAAAGGGAAAAAGGCTTGACTGTCAACCTCTTCGACCACTAGGACCAAAGTAGAAACCAAGGATACAAGGTAATATTACTGTGCATCCCATAAGGCTGATGTGTCCAGAAGAGATCGATATGGGTTCTTGGTTAGCCTGAAAACTGATGAGTCCAAAGAAGAACTCGTTGACACCTTCTCCGTCTGCGTTTGTGAGGGTGACGATTTCTGCGGTTGGGAAGAGGGTACAGAGGATGATACACGCACAGAGCGTAGACACCCCGATAACAGCAAGAATACGACGAGTAAAAGAAACAAACTCACCAGTACCTCCTTTAGCGATTTCAGCTTGTAGTCTAAGGAAATTATCAGACGCACGAGCTTCTCTCGCCATTTCAAGATCATGCTTGTTCTGTTTTGCTTCAAAGATATATCCGAACACACCTTTAAGAATCGCCCCCATAGCAGTGCTACCACCGCCCGTGATAAATAACATAAGTAGTTCACCCATCTCATTTAACCCCCTCTACTTTGTCCCGCAGTCTATCTAGTTCTTTCTCTAAATATCTAATCCGTTCGAACTGCTGATGGTCAGATGTTATAGGAGCGTCTTGCATCTCTAGTAAATGATTAAGGTCAGCTTTAGATTGTTCTGCAAACTTCTCGATGTGCATCATCCGTGCCGACAAGTCTCCTAATAACGTCCCTTCATGTTGTACACGATCAAGACTACTGTCTAATACCATCAGCTTATTCCACACTACAGAGTATCCCCAAACACAAGTTCCGACTATAGCTATCACTTTAGCCATGAACGCAAGGTTGGCTTTTACCTGTACGTTTTCTCCTAGTTCTGTCGCCATGTTCTTAATCATAATAAGAAACCCCTAGCATCAGCAAACCAAATAAACTGACACTAGGGGCTACTACTATACCTTATGAATGAAACAATAAATCCTAAATATTACTTACTGACAGTCGTCTGTCAATCTCTTGATGATATGCTTTATCTCCACTTTTATATCGTGGATCAGATTGAGCACGAGCTAATTCTTGCATACTCTTAAATGGCATGGTTGATACACCATTAACGGCTCCTTGTGTAAGCTGGGGTTTAGCACCTACTTCGTTTTGATAACGTGCGTACAGTCCTTGAACTGCTAACTTAGCTTGCGAAATTGTACCACCTGTGACTGCCTCATCAAAAGCATTGATTTCTTCTTGTGGTAAATTCTCATTCGCCCACTCTGCCATCGCATCGTAGTTGCCTTGAGCCACACCTTTGATTTGTCCTTCTTCAGATTGTAACAATGCTTGCTGACCAGCTGCGTAACTGTCAACTAAATCTCTAGGCAGTCCCGCTTTCTCTAAAGCTGTATAAGTTTCCTCGCTAAGTTGACCGTCGTTTTCAAAGAACTCTTTACTCGCTTCTGCAACTGCTTGGTATGCTTCACTACTGTTCTCTTCAGTTTGTTCTTCTTTGTCCTCAGCTTTCTCTTCAACTTGTTCAGCTTCTTCAGCAGGTTGTCCAAGTTTCTTTTCCAACTCGGAGTACGCTTTCGCCATGTCCGCTGGGTCTTTAAACTTTTCTGGGAGCCATTCCGGACGGTCGCTTTGTTCTTGCGGTAATTCCTCGGCTTGTTGGTTTGGGTGCTCTTCGGTGACGTTCTTCTCTTCGGGTTCGATTTCACTTGGTGCTTTCTCATTGATCTCTACTCGGTGTAATTCAGCCATAGTTTGTTATTCCTCTTGCGGTGGTTGTTCTGGTTGTTGTGCCATGTACTGCTCCTGTGCTGCGTTGATGGCTGGTCCTACTGCTGGTGCTCCCAACTTCTGTGCCATCTCCATCATCTGTTGCTGTTGCATGGCTTGTTGAATTTCTTCTTCCGTCTTGATTAGTCCTTCAGTCTCGATACCTAAAGCAGTGGCACGACGTTTGAAGTAATCACTGACATTTAAGTATTGAGTGACAGCTTGTGGTCCTACTACTTGGTTAGCTCCTGCCAGGAACATATCTAATCTATTCAGATCATTACCACGACCAAGAGCTTCAACACCTGTAACAATAGTAGGTTTAACAATGTCCTTTGGTATCTTAGGCAATCTCTTACCTTTAGACATCTTATCCATTAAACGACTGACAATTGGTAGCTGTAGCTCCTGTGATAACAAAGAGTAAAGACCACCTAATGCAGCCTCCAACTCTTGACTGAGCATTCTTATCTCCTCAGCTGTTACACGTTCTGCGTCTCTAACTACTCCTGATGTCAGTAAAAATGCTTGGCTCAATCGATCTGTTATACCAGCCATAGTAGCTTGGGCAGTACGGAAGTCATTGAACTTATTAAGTTGTAACACCGATACATCACCTTCACTACCTTGTACGATTGCACCGTTCGGAGATTCTGCTAATGTCTTTGCTCGTGTTGTACCATTCGGATTAACCATGAACAATACCTTCGAAGCTGCTGCACTACCTTCAACGATAGCTTTTGTAAGTGCTTCTAATGACTTGAGATCACCGAGGTACTCTTCAACAAAGCCTCTGCCATAGTCCTCTCCATCAATTTGGGTGTAGCGTAAAGGGAGCCACGGGGACTTCTCGATAGGATACTTACCCACACTTTCTTCGATGAGCATACCTTTGACATCTTGGTACACATTGAAGTGGTCGTCTTCTCTGATGATTGCGGTGTATAAGTCACAACTGTTTTCTTTCTCTTGTCTATACACTTCCTCTCTTACCGATTCAGGAAGCATCATAGGAGCTACTGTTTCTTTAACCGCTATATGTGTTACATTACCCATTGGGTCTCTCTTGATAACATAACGATCAAGCTTAAAGACACGCATACCGCCCTCATCAGGAAGATATAACAAAGAGTTACCGGTTACTAATAGATTCTTTAAAGCCTGGAAGATACCGTTCCTGAAGTTCTGTACTTCTACTTCCTGTGATACACTACGTTCTACATCAGCTAATGCTTTCTCTAAGTCAGTGCGTAACTGCTCTGCTCCTTCTGTTCCTAGATCAGCTTTAGCTTTATCTAATTCATAGCGATCTATAACAAGACGAAAGAACGGAGCGTTAGGTGGTAGTAGTGCTAACAATAGCTTAGATGCCAAGTTGTTAACTCCTCTAGCTCCTATACCTTGGTACGGTGTGTAGTACTTAGTGGCGTAGTTGTGTCCGTCAGGTGGTAGTACGTAAGGAAGTGTAAGCTCAGAAGCTGTACGACCTCTATCTAAAAAGGACCACCGCTGATTCTCCAACGAGTGATATAACCCTTGGGCTGTCTCGTGCATCTTATACTTCTGGATCGCCAGCCCACTCAGGACCTTCTAATATACTCAGTATCTCAGCGTGATCGTACTCGGTCTTACCGCTTAAAAAACTAGGTGTGTCTCCTTCGAATTTAACGAATGTTTTAGTACCGTCCACATTGTAGATTAAGCAATCAGCAGATGTTTCTAATACTTGATCGAAGTCTACATTAGATACTTCAGATGCGTTTAAGATTACATACTTTCTCATAGTGTTATCAGGTGGGGACATTAGCGTTCGTTAAGTTAGCACCAGTAGCGGTCAAAGGCTCACTGCCTACTTGGTCTGTTATAGCAGTTCCTGAATAGCTGTCTCCCATTCTCCACCAATGTGCGGTGTTATAACCGCTGACTATATCGATAGGTGCTCCACCATTATACATAGCAGTTACATCAGAAGCTGACAGACCTTGGCTATGGAAACTTATCTCGTCCATTTGACCGTCAAAGAAATATCCCGCTGTATTGATATAAGCTCCTATCGTTGAAACATTACAAGACCCACTTTCCGACCTGCTATTAACCTCTGATGCGTTAATGTAGATTTTCTCAGTACCGCTTGTTCTTGTCCAAACTAAATGATACCAATTATTAACAGAGTAAGCAGATGATATATTAACATTAGCACCTATACCTCTGTAGCTCAATGTGCCTCCAGTAATAAATACTCTTTGCCCGCCAGCTAGGTCTGACCATAAAAAGTCTTGAGAAGTTGATTGAGGATAGAACCACATTGAGAGAGCAAAATCTGTAGTTCCAAGGTTTACATTTTTATTAGTTGGCGAAGCACCAAAATATAGTTGGTCATCAGTGCCGTCAAAATCCGCACTGTATGTATTAAGAAACGGAGCGGAACCAGTATCTCCAGTAACATAATAACTATCAGTTGCTATAGGTACTAAATCAATGACTCCGTATTGTCCGATAGTGGCTACTCCTAAATTATAACCGGCTACACTAGCCCCAGTACCCGCTTGAAGTACAACTTGACCCGTTCCTTTTTGCACGATGGTACAATTAAAACCGCTACCTAAACTTTGAGGTACTGTGATGTAAGCAGTGGCAGATTCATTTACGATTATAACTTTGCCGTTATCACTCGCTAATAAAGTATAACCTAGAGGAGTACCCGTGAAAGTGGGAGTGGTTATAGTTCTAAAAGCAGAGCTAAAGTCTGTACTTGCTGAAGTAGCTGCTGTGCCTAATCCACTGATGTCTGTGTTACTAAGTGTAACTACCCCATCTCTACCTGCTACCGATTGTACAGGAGCTTGTGCCATTAAATTAGAAACACTTATCCTCTTTGTTGTAGGTGTTCCTGTTGTATCATCTACTATCGGTAACACATCATCAGCTGCTGCTGTCGATAGTTCAGTTAGGTCTGCAAAAATCTTTTTATTAGCCATGAGTATTATGCTGGTTCAAATGCTATTGGTTCATTAAGTTCTGTTACTAGTATGTCTCCTGCTGGTTCTGTTAGTAAAGCTCCGTCTATTGCATCATCTACTTGTGCGTCAAAGCCGTAGAGTTCTTCGAAAGCTGGTCGTATGAAGTTGCTAGGCAACGCTATGATGTTGCTAGGCTTTTCAAGTACTGTGAACGTGAGTGACATTATAAGGAGTCAACTGATCCAGTAGCGTAAACGCTGTGGGTCCCTGCCGTATATGCACTTACATTAGCTCTTAGCTTTTCGTAGTGTCCCATGTCATCACGCACCATGATCGACCCTAAGGCTGATACTGATTGGCTATGTACAACGTGCCATGAATTACTACCACTAAGGAAAGCTTCTATATCTATGGTTGCTGCTCCGGCTGATTCTGTGGCGATGATAAATGTCCATCCCTTAGAACGCTCAACCGAGAAACTGTTACCCGCCCCCGAAGCTGTAGCGGATGAGAGTAACGTCTTTTTATCAAGTGTGCGAAGGCTCATATATATTTATATTATTAGTTGTTATTGTGAAAGTTGAACACCTGTACCTGCTTGTCCTCCACCCATACTTAAAGTAGGACGACGAGTAGCAGTTAGCTGTTGTGTACCACGCCTCTGTTTCTTAGGTTGCATCTGTCTTTGAGTCTTAGCTTCCGAGGCAGGAGGGGGAGGTTTTGGCGGTGGAGCTGGTGGAGGTACTGGCTCAGGTATCTTAGGTTGGCTGAAACACATGGTATTACTCTACTTGTTTAGTTACTATATTGTCTTGAAGTTGATCGTCGTAAGTCTGTTGTAGGTAATTGATTACACTACGCTGTCCTACTTTATACCATATATCACGATCTGCGTCTGTCAACAGTGGACATTTATCAGGGAATAGTTTGTCAAGTTTATTGATAAGCTCCTGTGACAGAGCGGGTAATACTATTTCTTCACGGTTCATGTTCGTCGTTCCTCCTCTCATCGTGTTTTCTCACAAGTTCGCAAAACACTCTTGTTCATAGTTGTTGTATTAATGTATTGAATGCTAACTCACAGGTATCTGGTACTACTCCGTTACCCAAGAGCCTAAGTCTGTCCACCCTGTAGGAAGTCCCATTAGCTGTTCCACCCAATTCGGTGATAGTTGTTCTCGGTTCTTCCCACTCGTGCTGCTCTTCTCTAGGTCTTGCTGGGTATTGAGTCTTGTATAAACCTCGCACGACTTCCCGTCTACTTGTTCCCGAAGATTCGCTGGTGTTGTCCTTCCTTTCCTCGCTTCTGTAGCTTGTTTGATTAATCCCTTTTCTGTGCGTGGTGGTAGATGATCCATCGTGTTGGGCGTTGCCCACTTCAGTTGATTCAAGTCCCGGCCTAGACACTTCTGATTGCTGTCCGTTCTCGTCCGTGCTCCCTCCACATGATCCGACGCTTGAGGTGTTGCCCAGTTTCTCTCCGTCTGTGCTGGTAAGTCTTTCGCTTCTCCTTTGTACGCTCTGCCTTGTGGTCCCTTCCAATCCCGTGCTTGTGGTGTCTTCCAGTTCTGCTTGCCGTCCTTCACTCCCTTCGCTCGTTGTGGTGTACCTACTATTGCTGGGTGATTGCTCAGTCCCACTTGTCCGTAGTTCGCTTGGTTCCCTATCTTCCCCGCTTCCGCTACTGTTACGGTTGGCCAGGATGAACACTCGTTTTCTTTGGTGTGGTGCACCGACTTCAGACGCACTGAATATTCCCCACGCACACGAGTAACCTCTTTCTTCCAAGTCTCCGAGGACATATTTAAGTACCGATTCTCCGTCTCCTGTTTTAGCTGTGATGATTCCTTCAACGTTTTCGAGGAGCACGTATCGTGGACGCATAGCTGTAATTCCAGTTGCAATCCAAGGGTACAAGTGTCTTGGGTCTTCTGTTGCTTGTCGCTTTCCTGCACTGCTAAATGGTTGGCAAGGGAATCCTGCACTAAGAATGGTAACTCTGTTGCGTAGTTCTCGATACGGAAATGTCTTGAGATCCGAGAACACAGGACACGCATCCAATTGTCCCGCTTCCATTTTCGCAATAAGGTTGGCAATTGCATAGGTTTCGATCTCCACGTGAGCGATAGTTCGCAAGTTTGGAATAGCTCTTTTAAGTCCGATTCCGATTCCGTCGTAGCCACTGCACAAAGAGATGTAGGTAGGAACACTAGTTGTTTCATTGTTATTCACTTCTATAACTTATATCTGAGAGTTCTTGTGGCAGCTTTCCTTCTTTGATCTTTTGCTCAGTCCATATCCAAGCTGACGCATTCCACAGTATAGCACCCGCATGGTCTTCAGAGTTGTCCCCCTCAGCCAGCCCCAACAAATGTCTAAACATCGAGTCATACAATCTACTTAGAGGGAAACCTTGCTTCCAGTTGTCGTCTCCGTAAAGCTTTCCGCCAGCTTCAAATCTTTTGGCGAGACTGCGTAAGGCGACCGGAGGTATAAGGCTGGGTCGTCCCCGTCCATCGTCCCCGTCACGCTTAGCCCCTGTTGAGAAATCTCTAGTATATCCTTGGTTTGGTAGTTCTTTGGTATCCATAGTTTTTTAATAGTATTAGTTCTGAAACAGTAGTTATCTGCTCGGAGTAGTCGTGCCATCCAAGCATTTATTAATGCGTCTTGTTCGGTGAGTCCTTTATCTTCATACGCTCCAACAACAGTCTCCCATGTGTATCCACATCCATCCAGCATACGCTTTGCTTTCACCACACCCACGCCAGGTACTCCGCTATATCCATCCGTGTGATCTCCCGCTATTGTTTGTATCAAGTGATAGTTATCCGCTTC